CTCACCAGCAATCGGATACGGGTTGTAGGGCCTCTAAATGTCGATACCGGTTTTGCTATATAAGTCCTGGTCAGAGGCCATTATTTCTGACCCCCGTTCGCTGCCACCTGAGTAGGAGCAGCGTTCCCCCTGGTCAGGGCGCTGCCAGTCCTCTCCTGGCGGGCCCGGCCGGGGACAGACCATAGAAGGTATTGTTTGTATCTAGTTTGGATACCATAGAGCTTTGTTTGACACTCAGATACGAAAGGACCATGGTGCCCGCCATGACTGAGAGATACACTGTCTAATGGTGGTCCTGATCTCATGGAGAACTTCCAGTTAATGCATGGTTCTTGTAATAGCAGAAAGTGTAACCGATGATCCGAGCTTGTGACTTGTGCGGGCATGTATACGACGCCACGAAGTGTCACTGGCGCTGTCCCGAATGTGGGTACAAGGAATCTTGCTGCGAAGGGGCGCCGGCATGACGGTACTGATCCGTGAGCAGAAAGAACAGGCAGTACAGGACACTGTTAGTTCATCCCCCGAGGAAATTACGGCGCTCGAAAGGTCACAAAGATCCCCAGAGGCCAGTGCTTTGTTGGTCTTTACGGACGATCTGCTCGATGAGATTGACAGCGTATTGGACGGATGTGAAGTACTTGCCCAATCCTATGTTCAAGAAGGCGGAGAATAAATGAGCTTATACACAGACGAACTACCTAGTGGTGGAGCTTGGACCCCAGCTCATGCCTGGGATACTCCTGAACTATTCGTGGACTCTCTACCAGTTTCGCTGGCGGGCTTTTACTTTGCCGCTGCTGTGGATGATCTGCCAGTAACAGATGTACCAGACAACTCTTGGGGCTTTACTAATGAACCTCATATCTCCTTCTGGGCGACCGACTCTTGGGCGCAGGTAATCTAATGACCGTAGCAACTAGAGGCCCAGTACCTGGACGTTCAGATACCACGAGGCGCAGGAATCATAAGGCTGAGATTGAGAAGACAGAGGACCGTAAGGTCGAGCTGCCATATGAGGCAAAGGTTGGTTGGACTAAGTCCGTCATCCGCCTATGGGGATCCCTAGCTGAGTCTGGTATGGCGCAGTACTACACATCGTCTGACTGGGCTATGGCCTTTATTATTCTCGATACACTCGACCTATCTCTGCGCTCAGAGAATCATATGACTGGCCAGATATCTTTCACGGCAGTTAACGCTTGCCTCTCGCAGCTTGCTAGGTTCGGAGTAACTGAGGGCGACCGACGCCGGATGCGTATAGAGCTGGAAAAGACTGATTCAGAGGAAGCTGTTAAGGCAGCTATCCAAGAGAGTTACCAAGGACTACGACTAGTACCTGTTGCGCCAGTGGCGGCGTAACGCAACGGAGTAGAAAGGCAAACTAATGCCAGGTTTTGGATTCGAAGGATTGAATGGAAGTAGATCGGCTCTACCTGTTCACTGCTCCCGTTAAGGCTGGGCTTGAGATTCCTCCCCTTAGCAGCACACCAGCATATGCTATTACAGCGGACAGTAATACATACCAATGGAATGGTACTGAGTGGGTAGACGCAGCCGGAGGCGGAGGCGGCGCCGGCACAACTGGTGCCTCTGGCGCTACGGGTGCCTCTGGCCCTCCCGGCGCTACGGGTGCTTCAGGCGGGGGGTGGTTAACTGCACCACCACCGGCTCAACACTCATCTATGCTATTTACATTTTAACCCGAAAGGAAAGCATTGTATCAGTTGCCGGCTGAAAACAGAACCCTTGGTTGGGGTATTTTAGACTGGGCCACACGTTGGATTTTACAGCCGGACGGCCCGGACGCTGGCACTCCGTGGAAGTACACACCAGAGCAAGCGAGAATGGTCCTCGTGTGGTATGGGATAGATGACAACGGCAAGTTTACGTATCGCCGTGGTGTCATCCGCCGTTGCAAAGGCTGGGGAAAAGATCCGCTGTTGGCGACTTTCTCATTAATAGAAGCTTGTGGTCCTTGTCGGTTTGGCGGTTGGGACGCCAACGGGTATCCTATTGGGATACAACATCCGATGCCACTCATACAGATTGCAGCGGTATCCGAGGAGCAAACCGGCAACACCACTAGTCTATTTCCCGGCATGATTAGTACGTCTTTCAAGAAAGAGTTTCACGTCGATCTCGGTAAGACTATCATATACGTTCGAGGTGGTAAAGGTGTCATCAAAGCTGTCACATCTAGCCCAAGAGCGCTTGAAGGTCCCCGTCCGAGCTTCTGCATTCTCAACGAAACGCACCACTGGCTTCATAACAACGAAGGCGTCGAGATGGCACGAGTCATCCGGCGTAATATTGCAAAGGCTAGGGACGGGTCCGGCAGAACACTTGAGATTACGAACGCTCATAAGCCCGGCGAAGGATCGGTAGCTGAGTCTACATACACCGCCATCACTGAGAAGGGTGAGATCGACGGAGTATGGTACGACAACCTTGAGGCGCCGGAAGTACAAGACTTAACGAGCCACGATGAGGTTACCAAGGCTATTAGGACTGCCAAAGGTGACTCCTACTGGGTGGATGAAGAGCGTCTGTATCAGGAGATACAAGACCCTGAGACTCCTGAGTATGTTGCTAAGCGTTTCTACTTCAATCAGGTGGTGCTCGTGGACATCGAGCGCTGGCTGCCGCAGGGATTGTGGGCCTCTTTAGTCAACCAAGATGGGTACAATATTCCTGCCCATGATCGTGTCGTTTTGGGGTTCGATGGGAGCTATGATGGCGACGCTACTGTCCTTATCGCTGTCACTGTGGACCGGCCTGTTCCCTTTGTTCATATGGTACATCTGTGGGAGAAACCATACAAGGACGACACATGGCGGGTACCACGGGTAGAGGTAATGAATCAGCTTCGTAAAACGTGCGGATACTACCAAGTTCTCGAAGTAGCGTGCGACCCGGCCCTATGGGTGTCGGACCTAGAGGTACTTCAGGACGAGGGAATACCCATTGTGACGTTTCCTCAGCGAGGTGCGCTCATGATTGAGTCTACACAGCGCCTTTATGAGGACATACAGCGGGGATTATTGGACCATGATGGTGACCCTGAACTAGCTCGGCATATGGCCAACGCCTGGGTAAAGGATCCGATGCAGCCCCGCATTACCAAAGTTAATCAGAAGTCCACTGGGTATGTGGACGCTGCAGTTGCCACCGTGATGGCGCTGCAAAGAGCTAAAGAGTTGGGCCTTGAGCAGGAGTATGCAGAGGTTACATTTCTTACAGACTACGAGGAACAGGACCACGGACCTCAGCGTGGGATACGAGAGCCAAAGCTCATTACGGAAGCAGACTATTGTGCGCCAAATCAGTTCACCTAAGGAGCCCGTATGTTAACCTTCAGGCAATGGCTGAAGCTCCCTGACTTTCAGCGCCCCTCCAACAAGTTACCTATCAATCTCGGCCAGTGGCTAGAGGTTTTCGGTGCTGCCATGTGTACGACGGGTGTATATATAATCGCTGGATTGGGCGTAGCACTGGTGGTGGGCGCAGTGTTTCTTGTGGTGGCTGCAGAGTTTGTGTATGGTGGGGCGCCACTTATGGTCACGTTACCTAGGACTCCACACCCCATACGACGCATTAAGAGGCGTAAGCAATGACTGTAAGACAACAAAGGGCAATGGAACAACAGCGAGGAATGCCCCTCTCAGCAGGAGGTTGGGGCGGCTGGATGTCAGACCCGAGCGCCATTCCTCCCCCATCGGTCTATAACCAAGCTGTATCTGGTGTCATTGTAAACGAACGTTCTGTCCTCGGAATCATGACTGTCGCCGCCTGTCTCCGTGTCCTCGGGGATGCTGTCGGTGGACTGCAAGTTCATGTACATCGCCAGCAAGGCAATAAGCGCTCATACAAGGATCCTGAAGTAGATCCGCCCGACGTAGTTGAGTCTCCGTGTGCTGACATCGACAGGGAGCAGGTGGACTTTAACCTCGTGGCCTCTTGGGGTCTGGCCGGAAATGCTTATGGCCATGTTATTGATCGCTCTGGGCCACTGGATATGCCTACTCAGATTGAGATATTGAACCCAGCGCAGATCCGGGTAAACATGATCAAGGGTGTTCGGGTAGTGCGGATTGGATCCGATATCGGACCGGTACTGCCTAACCGAGACATCATTCACATTCCTTGGATGTCTCTGCCACAGGGGCTTGTTGGACTTAATCCTATCGAGATCGGAGCTATGGGCTTCGGTTTACCAATAGCAATGCAAGAGTACGGTTCTCGCTATTTCGCTCAGGGTATGAGTCCTAGCGGGATCTACTCGACCGACAAGCCAATGCGACAGGACGATAAAGAGCGACTCATCAAAGAGATCTTGACCCGGCACGGTGGTCTTGCACAGAGCCATACGCCGATCATCATGGACTCAAATGCTAAGTGGCAACAGATCTCAGTTAACCCGCAGACCGCACAGTTGCTCGAAGCCCGAGCGTTCTCTCGTGCTGAGTTGTGCGGGTTTTATGGTGTTCCGGGCCACCTTGTTGGCGACGCTTCCTCTGGGGGCTCAGAGGTATATGGTAAAGGTCTTCAGGAGATGGTTATGGGGTTCGCCCTATTCTCTCTCTCCGGCTATACCCGCAGAGCTGACAGGTTCTACACAAGCCTGTTGCCAGCCGGTTACTACGTTCGTAGAAACGTTAGCGACCTGTTTAAGACGAACGACCAAATGCTCGGAGAATACATAAACGCTTTGCGTATGGCTGCCGTGGCTACACCGAATGAGTGCCGTGAGTTCTTGCATCTTCCTCCATCTATAGAAGATGGTGCGGACAGTCTATGGGGACCGATTAACTCGGCTCACTCGGACTTTATGATCTCGGGTGGTGGCGCTCTAGCAGCGACACAATCCGCAGCGGACACAGGGGCGGCACAGAATGCTCCTAAATCGCCAGGCAATACCCCGCCAGGAACTGAGGGTACTCCGCCTCCTAAGTCTTCGGCCCAGAATGGCGGGCCGAAGACTCCTGCTCCTGCAGGCGGATCCTAATGTCTAAGCTGCCTTGGAAGGTAAGCGAACGAGGAGATTTCGTCCCATACGTTGCTCCTAAGAGCAACGAGCGGGCGGTAATACAACCACCGTGGTCTATTCAGGAACGTCTTAACGTAGATGAGACTGAACAGAAGACCCAGATCCATGTATACCACGGAGAGTTTGGCGGTAACGAGGGCGGTGCTCCCAGCGGCGGTGGAGGGGCTGGCGCAGACACTGGACCGCCTCCTGTCGATACGAGCGATACAACTTGGGCCACCTCTGGCGATCCTATGACAGTTGAATCCTTGCAGCAAATGTTTGCGCAACGGCCGGATGGTGGAACCGTTAATCCTCGTGATGGCAGCTCCCCTCAGACTGGATATCAGGTTGCTGGTGTTCAGGCGCAGCTACCGTATAGTGCTGATCCAGCAGTAATGGCTCAGACAGTAATGGATCATTTGAACGCCAATAAGGATCTGTATGCTAGGTCTGATATGCAGATCGGCTGGTGGCAGGATAAACAGGGAAACTTTGTAGTAGAACCCTCTCAGACCGTACAAGGTGTTGCTGCGGCCGCATACTTAGGGGTTACCCGTAACCAGCAGGAGATATGGAACAACGCTGCGAATGCTCGCATAAGCGCAGCCGAGGCTACCGGAGTTAATCCTGATGGAACTATCTTCACCAGAGATGTTAATGGCAATCCGACTGATAAAAGTTTTGAGCTACCTGGTATTCCTACGTTTGGTACTGGGGACTTTGGTAAGGCGAACGAGAACTACCGGCCGGATCCTGGTGTATATGCGCTTATCTCTGGTAGCGTTAATCAGCCAGGAACGAACGGGTCTAACCCTACTGATCTAGGTCTATCACAGGCTGTTCAGGACAAATTGGAGGTCAGAGCTGAGGCCATTCCTGGTATCCTATCAGAGGCCCATATGGCGCAGAATGCCCTTGACAAGTCTCAGAATATGACGGCAGCTCAAGTTGCCTATGGGCTTTGCTGGTATGGAAGGGCGCACAATGAGGCTAAGGATATAGCAGAGAAGACCGGCACTACCATTCAGGTTGCTGCTGCCTCCATTGCAGCTACCTCGGCACAGACAAAGATTGCCTCAAACATGGCGGCTGCTCGGTATATACTAGGCAAGGCTACGAGTGATGCGGTTGTCAGTGTTCCTGACGCTATCCTCCAGCAGTACAATACGGACAAGGGTATAAACATCCAGAACGGATTGCGCCTTAGTCAGCAGGACGATACTAAAACTGCTGCCTTCGCAGTTATGGGCATGATGAAGGCAGATCAGGTTCTCTGCAATACTGCGTGGGGCGCTAAGGCTAATGGGGACCCCTGTGTTGTCGCTGCCACCTTTGGGAGTGACGGTGCTGGTAAAGTTATCGAGTTGGGCTTAGGGCATGTAGTTGGGGATTCGAGCACGCTTGTTACCCCTAGCACCATACTGTCTCCTACGGGGGCAATGAAAGAGCGTAACTACGTCAACAACATTATAGATCCAAGTGCGGCGCAGTTTATTACCATTGACACGCATGCGTCAACTGTACTGTCAAGTGATCCCTCAATGAAGCCTGATGTTACCTACGGTATGATGCTGTCCGGTCCTGACGTTAAGGCTGAGGGTTATGTGGGGCAAGGCATATATCCGTTGGCGGTACAGGCTATGCAGGATGCTGCTGGTTCGTTTGCTAGCCAGCAAGGGCTCGACATCAACGCTATAGAGTTTATGGCGATGACCTTTGCTAATGACATTGACAACAAGGCTGGAGCGAATGCTGGATCTGGTGGTACCTCTCAGTCTCAGCAGTCCGCTACACACGACACGGTTGCTTCTACCATAGCGCCGCTACCGGCACCTCTTACGCCCGCCGTGCAGCCGCACGATGTAACCGATCTGCAGGAGGCTCTTGCTATTATTCAGGCAGGACCAAAGGACTCAGCGCTAGGGTACGTACAGACTACTAGTCAAGAGAAAGCGACCAATAAACCAGCTGACACGTCGAACGAGGTCTTCGGCGAGGGCTACGAAGAGTTCGAGACCGACCCTAGCGCATATAGTTGGGCAGCGGACAATATGGTATTCAGTTCTAAGTCAGAGAAGGACTGTAAAGCGGATGTTGCTACCAGGATATCTGCCAACTGTACAGCTAGTACAGAGGACCTAATTGCGGCGGCTGGATTAGATAGGCCAATTATGGGCTCTACAGTGCCCCCCATAGAGCAGCTATCGGCGGCAGGTAAAGAGCGAGAAGCTGCTGTTTCGACGCTTATTGGTCAGTGGGCGCAAACCTCAAATGACCATGACCCTGTTAGCCTTGCTATGCAAGAAGCAGTAAAGAAAGAGTTTGGTCTTACGGATACAAAAGAGTGGCAGAAAGCGGGTCCAGCACAGGCAGCTATCACCGCCGAGCATGGTGCTACTCTCCAGGCATTTGTCCGGGCGCAATACAACGATACTCAGCAGATGCTCAAGGATCAGGGAGTGACCAGTGTACAGCTACAGCGAGGGCAGAGTGAACCTCCTCCAGTGATTACGTATACGCCTGTAGCGGGGGTTCAGAACAATCCTAGTACCAACACCGCCCAAATGCGACCGGCGTCATCGTGGTCATTGTCTTATGCCTCGGCCTCTAAGTTTGGCGATGTGATGATGGCAGCTCAGGTGCCAGCTTCTCAAATACTATCTACTCCTCGTACCGGGTTTGGTTGTCTCAATGAGCATGAGATGGTGGTCCTTGGTAACGTAAATAATGCGACCATAGAAGACACCAAGGAAAACCGTCATGGATAATAACTTCGATGAAGATTGGATTAAAGTCGGAACATGGGATGTCAGGGATCCCTACACGCACGAGCCAGTTACTACCCTTGAGGGTTTGTGTCCTATGGGGATGCTTAACCGGTCGGTGATAGAACATTGGACTACGCTTCCGTGTTGGAAAGCAGCGCCAGCTAGCCTTAAAGCAAATGCTGTGGAGTACCTCAAAGGAGGTAATCCTAATGGTTAAGCCAGAACAGATAGAATCTGATCTCTTAGTGCTAAGCTGGGCTGGTGTTCCAGACCTGCCATACATACGAGAGATGGTAGTGACACTTGAGGATGCTGCTGAGACAGAGCGTTTATTTAGCGCCTTCGGAATAGCTACGAATCAAGACTATGGAGAGATGAACTGGATGGCCGAGATTCTTGGCATTGCCCATCATAATATAGAGATTACAAATGGCACGGTATCTCCGGCGCCTTTAGGAGGAGAGACAAATGGATAGTTATGAGACTCGCCTAGCCGGGTACGAAGACCAGATAAGAGCTAAGTACACTCAGGCTGAGCGGGACGAAATGGCGAAGTCCGGCGAGGCCATGTCTGATGGCTCCTACCCAATCGCAGATAAGGCGGATTTGAAAAATGCCATACGGGCTGTGGGCCGTGGCAACGCTGACCATTCGGCCATACGAAAGCACATCATTAAACGAGCAAAGTCCCTCGGCGCTTCGGCGTCTATACCGGAGAACTGGGCGAGTGATGGCACGCTTACTGACAAGAAAGCGGCACTCTGGCTGAATTGGCAAGAGCGTCAAAAGGAAATCACCCCGGTCACGGATGACGATGACGACTCGGACGATATGTGGAATAGCGATCTTAGCAACTTGCTGAGTGGCGCTGTATGCGACGAGTTTAGTAAGAAAAACGACTTTTGCTATGTCTGTGACTTCAATGAGGACACCGTAATCTATTGTGTTAACGGAGACTGCTTTCAGGCGTCTTATACAGTGGATGGAGACAAGGTGGACTTTGGAAAGGAAACGGAAGTGGAGCGGGTTACTAGCTATGTCGAGAAGAAGTCAGCCGAGATGACAATACCGGCAGTGCCAAAGAAACATTGGTCACAGCGGGAGATTGATCCACCCGCTGTAGCTGACTTCCAGGTGCGTGCCGATGAAGGTGCTACCGAGGCGACCCTAGTAGGGTGGGCCTCGACTACCGGGGATGCGTACCCAGTGCTGGACTGGATGGGTGAGTACGACGAAACAATCATGCCGGGGGCATTCGGTAAGACTCTCAAGGAGTCGGACTATATCCCATATCTCGTGGACCACAAAGGTGATGTGTTAGCGTCCTGGCATCAGGACTCTGGGCGTACTATGGACATGGCCGAGGACGGCCGTGGCCTTCGTACTGAGGCGCACCTAGACATCATAGAGAATACCTCTAGTAGGAACCTCGTGTCCGGGGTAAAGCGTGGGGATTACTCGAAGATGTCCTTTGCCTTTCGGGCTACCAAAGAGGATTGGAACGAGGCATACACTAAGCGAAGTGTGCTTGAGTGCCAGGTATTCGACGCATCGGTAGTGAAGTCGCCGGCTAATAAGCTGACGGCCGTGGGCCTCAGGTCCGATGTCCTAGACATTATTGGTCGTGAAGGTGTCACTACTTTCCGAACTGCTCAGCTTGTGTATGGCCAGTTCATTGAAGTCCGTTCTCTAGCTGAGGGTGATGAGCCTGTCTTCGAGGATGCTATCAGAGCCTTGAAGTTTATGGATGAGCGTATGACAGCTCAGAGCCAGTATATGTACTGCAGTAGGGCTCGTACCTTCGCTGTGGTGAACTGCATAGAGCAGCTTCGTCAGGGCAAGACAATTTCCAGCGCTAACGAGCAGCTTCTAAAGGATGCACTGGACGCTCTCGGTCAGGGTGCTAATGGCCTCAAGACGGCCGCTACTGGAAATGCCGAAGCTGCTACTGCCATTCGTGCAACCCTAGGGGATAGCGATCCGCAGGAAAGCGGTACTAAGGCCAGTAACAACGGCGGCCTCGATACCGGCAAGCTAAACGATGGAAATCCTGTACTTCCTGCGGACGGTGCCGGAGTGCGATCTATTCCTCTTGCTGTTCGCCTTGCTAAGGCTCAGGCCGAGGTACTGCGTTTGCGGTCTATCAAATAACCTATCTAGTATATATGCAGGTTAAGTTAGGTCTACTTGACAACTGTATAAAAGTAAGATAGGTTGGAGTATAGAGGAGGAATCACTCCTCACGAAAAATAGGAGACAACTATTATGCCAGCCTTTGGTTTGCCAAACTACGCACAAGGTATTGTCTTTGTGCCTGTTGCAGCTACTGGGGCAGCGGCCGCTTATACGGCGAAGGCTAATGACGTTGTGATTTGTGAAGGTGGGGCCACCGGGCCTGCAGTTACCATTACACTTCCGACGATTGTTGGCTTGCTTCCTCTGGTTGCAGAACAGCCGCCTGTTGGGGCGTCTGGCCCATTCTTCCCGCAGGGTAACAACGCCGATGACGTGAAAGTCATTGTACGTACTATTGCTGGGGCTACTGGTGCAGCGTATCCTAAGGTCATTACGACCGACGGTTCGCTCATTAACGGCGCATCCGGTGGCTCAGGTCTTTCCGCCGTTGCTGCCAACTCTGGATACACGTTCGTATCTAAGGGTGGGAACTGGTACACGGTTTAATCGTGAACTTTGCCTGCGACATAGACGGCGTGCTCGACGCATTCCCAGCCGAGATGCTGGCGTTGTGCTCGTCCTTACAGGCGGGTGCCAATCACGTATACATCATCACTGGGGTTGAGGAAGACGCAGTAACCAAGGAAGATGTCGCAAGCAAAGAGGCTTATCTCATTGGACTGGGCTTCGGCAAAGGCAGCTATTTCAAGCTGATTGTACTGCCTAAGCCCCACGACGTAAACAAAGCAAAGGCGATTAAGGATAACGATATCGCTATGCTCTTTGATAATAGTAAGGAAAATCTGCGAGCCGCTAAGGGCCTTTGCCCCTGCTGGCTGTTATGGCAGACCAAGGAAGATTAAAGATAAAGCCGGATCCGATGTACCACTCTCAATGCCCGAGAGCCGGACTGATGGGAACCACTTTGTAAGCTAAACCGGACAATATGTCCACATGACACAATGTCCGAATAAACCTACAAGCCTATTGGAGGGCATATTATGTCTAAGGAAACGAAGGCGGCTCTTGCCGCACTCGTCGCAGAGCGTGCAGCGCTCGTGACTGAGTTGGAGGCTGTGGTCAATGCCGCAGCTACGGAGACTCGTGATTTCACCCCCGAGGAAAACTTTTCTCGTGGTGAGTTGACGGTCAAGATTCAGGCTCGTGAGGACGCTATTGCAGCGGCCAAGCAGGCCCGTACGGACGCCAAGAAAGAAGCGAAAGCTGTCTCGGCTCGTCAGCTCTACGGGTTGCCGTATCAGACTAACGGCACCGGTATGCTTGAGAAGCTGTCCGAGCACCGTGTCTACGAAAAGGGCAACGGTCGTTCGTTCTTGCAGGACGCAGCTATCGCCGGTTTCGGCGCTGGCCTTGGGGCTCGCTACTTTGGCGCAGTTGAGCGCTTGCAGCGTCACGGTCAGGAAAACCACATTGTGGCTACCGAGATCGACGCAAAGGTCACTCGTAGCTCCACTGAGCAGTACTTCCTAGATCAGATGATAGAAGCCAAGAACCCTCGTGAAGATAACCACGGCCACGTTTATTCGTACCGTGACTTTGCCGGTTCGGTGCAAGAGCGTGCGCTGAGTATTTCTCAGGGCGCAGGTGGCGAGTTTGTACCGCCTTTGTTCTCTACTCTAGAGTGGATTGCTTTCATGCGTGCGGGTCGCCCCCTAGCTGACTGCCAGAACAAGCAGCCTCTTCCTGACGGTACTATGAACATTAACATCCCTAAGGTTGTTGGTGGTACTGCAGTTGGTCCGCAGTATGGCGGCGAGAATACCAACGTTCCTGAGGTCGACTTGCAGACTGCGTATGTCTCTCTGCCGGTTGTGCTGAAGGCCGGTGGGCAGCTCATCTCCTTGCAGTTGCTTGAGCGTTCGCCTATTGCTTTCGACCAGATGGCCTTCCAAGACCTTGGCAAAGCGTATGCGCAGGCTGTTGACTATGCTGTTGCCGCTGGCAATGGCTCCAACAGCTTCCAGCTCTACGCCAGCAATAACGGACCAGACGTTGTCGGTATTCTGAATACCGTCGGCATTAATAACGTTACGTGGACCACTTCCACTCCGACTCTTAAGGGCCTGTATGGTCAGCTTGGTCAGGCTAAGGCCGACGTGTTTAGCACGTTGTTCCTTCCGTCCACGCACGCCTTTATGACTCCTACGTATTGGGAATCTATCGCTGCTCAGTTTGACAGCGTTGGTCGTCCGTTGGTTGTGCCGTCCTATCAGGGTCCGTTTAACACGGCAGCTCTGGCTACGGATGCCGGTCTTAACTTGGCCGAAGGTCCTACTGGTACTCGTCTGTTCGGGCTTGACACCTATGCGGATGCTAACATTCCGCAACAGCTTGGTTCGGCTAATAACCAATCTGTTATCCTTGGTGGTAGGTTCGAAGAGAACTACTTGTTCGAGTCTCCTGTTGTGACTAGGGTGCTTCCACAGACCTATGGTAACCAGCTTTCTGTGTTGCTTCAGATCTATGGCTACATCGCATTCACCGCAGCTCGGTATGCCAACGCTAACTTCGTGGTTAGTGGCACTGGACTCGTAACGCCTGTATTCAATAGCTAAGCTATGAGGCCCTTTGCAGCAGGGCTAAGGTCCGGCAAGCTGTCAATAGAAGAGCCGGGCTTACCAATCCTCCTTATCGTTACTCGATAAGGCTAAGTGTGGGGCAAGGGGATCCGTGCGGCGGGCAACGTCTGATCCCCTGCTCCGCTTTCAACCGAAGGGAATGTGATGTCACAACCATCAGCTATTATTAGGGGGCTTGAGACTGAGCGTGAACGCTATAAGAGCGATAAAGAGCATGTCCGATTGATTGATATTGAGCTGGACTATTACAAGGCGCAGCCTGTTCCCGCAGAAGTGACTACCGATCAGGGAGTACTTGTGGCCGACAGAACGGAAGCGTATCTCGCTGCATTACGGGTTGAGAAGGCTCGCTATCCGAACCGTGCCAAAGAGATTGATGTTGAGATTAAGCGCACTGAGGCTGATAAGCACAAGGGAGTCGAGCGCACGGTAGAGCATACTCGTGGCGTTCAGAGGGCAGTAGAAGACCACGATTTGCCTGAGTAAGATGGCGCTAACACATACTCGTACCTGCCAAAGAAAGAGCTGTGGTCTTCGTGTTTACTAGCGTCTTGCTTACTGCGGGTCCATTTTTAGACGGTGCCGGTAATCCTATGCAGGGTTCGATTACTGTGTCGCTAAGCCAAGTAATGAGCAATGGCGGGGTAGTTGTTATCCCTAGTTCAAGAGTTATTGAGCTGGACGTTAATGGGGAAATCTCTACTCTAGTAGGCGATACCCTGGTACCCGGCATCACCTTCTATGCTAATCTGGACCTGGATACCGTTCCGTATCGTGGGGCGTGGTACCAGATCACTGAGCAGTTCATCACAGAGTCTTCGCAGGGTCAGCAGCGAGATTACTCCATACAGATTCCGGCGTTCGAGTCGCCGTACCTGTGGACTTTTAATACTGGCACCACTACTGGCACTTGTGGTCCTGGCCTTGTCGGCATTAACTCGGTTGCTCCTTCTGGAGCTACTGAGCTATTCGTGAGTGTCACAGACTCTATAGGGCAGTCGGTAGCAGCGTGGGTTGACGGTCTTGTTGGTGGTAATGTCTGCGTTTATAGCGTGTCTAACCAAGGCGCATATGCTATCTACAACGTAACTAGTTATACGATCTTAGGACAAGTTATAGTTCTCGCTGTCGATTATGTAGAGTCGAATGGATCCGTGGGGACGCAGGTTGCGGATCTCGCCCTAGGACAGCCGATCACTACTATCGACCTTTCAGACCTAATGCCTGGTACTCCTGGGGGATTCAATCCTACCAAGAATAACCCCTCAGGATCTGTGCAATGGACTACCTACCTAGACATGCCAGAGGTCTTAGCGTGGTTGCAGTTCACAGATGCTCCGGCGCCAGGATCGAATCAGTCTGGTCTGTTACAACGCCTCATAGACTCGGCGTGCTGCATAGCTCAAGATATAGCCAACCGCCCACTATGCCCGACGACTTTCCAAGAGCGGCACGACGGCTGGTCTGGTGAGTACATACAGCTTCATTACTCTCCAATAATCCAGCTAGTGCAATGTCAAGAGTGGCAATCTACTGGTGGCTTTATCCAGCTCCCAGAGTCAACACCGCAGAGTCCGGTGGAGGGCGTTCAAGTAGACTACCGCACTGGGCAGATTATGCGTGTGTTCGCCGGCTACTCATGGCCTCGGCCGTTCTATCCGGGCTCAAGAAACATCGAGGTAACTTACGTCGGCGGATACGATCCTGTGCCGCACAACGTATGGATGGCTACTGTTAATCTAGTGGCCTTCTGGTGGCGTAATTGGTACCAAGCAAGTAGAACATTTACTAAGGGTGAAGCACCTAGGCAGTCTGCAACGGTCGACACTTGGCCCGGAGTTCCAAATGAGATAGCTCAAGTGTTTGAATCCTTTTATCTACATACTGTAGGCTAGCAGAAGATGACTAGCACCACTTTGCCCTCTGCTGCACCTGCTTCTTATAATGCTTACTACGGGTTTATTGCTGCCCTTGCTGCTGCATATAGCCCGCCTATCTTTGTGGCGCAAGCCGAGCTGGTAGAGTATCAGCCTGGCTCGTACATCATTGTTGAAGGTATTTTTGACGATGTGTATGACATCGAGTCTACCGGCTACACCTTCATCGAGTCTTTTAGCATAGAAGGTAACATTTCAACCTTCTCTGGTCAGGACGGAGGAACTGTTCCTGGCACTGTTATGACACAAACTTATGCCATTTATACTGACATTATCATGGCCGCTGCAGTCACTAATCGAGGCGGGAACGGTATACCAGTCCTCGGCATTACAGAGTATCCTTGGCCCTACCAGTTGAAAGTGCATAAGGGCAATTATACCCACTCGCCAGGCAACATTGGCGGGGCGCAGGCCGGTTGGCAGGGTACACTGAGTTGGTCTATTGACCTAAAGAGTTTAATAGCGCCCGCCTAAAGGGCTGATTAAGGAGAAATATAATGGCAGGGATTGGTTCTGGCCTCGGGGGTTTTTGTGCAATTGCTCAAGGCTCTAATACAGCAGACGAATACTCCGTTATCGCTGACTATGTAGCCCCGACGAGGGCTGTGCCGGTCAAGTCAGCTAAGGGCACATATAATCCGCATAAGGTTCAGGGTGGACCGTACATCCGTTATCAGGGTGGATCCGGCGTTATTGACCTTGGCTCGGCAAACGTGGCCGTCTACCAAGACGCTCAGGTTGCTATGTCCGGAGACTTCATTAATACTTCTATGGCTTTGATGGTGGCTCAGGTGTTTGGTGGATTGGCGATTGCTGATCCCATCGCATTGACGGCGCTAGATAGTACGACTGCTTACCAGTTGACCGACGCAGATGCTACTCCTGCTGGCCTATACGTTCAGGACGGCACTTGGGTAGATATGGAATTGGGCGTGCCGGATACGAGTGGTGTCGTGCATTACCAGGACTACATTAACGGCAAGTTGACCAAGGCCGAATGGGTGTTTCCTAGAGACAACATTGTTACATTCTCTTATGACTGGGACTACGCATATGTAGTCTTGACGGATGTGCAAGCGAGTACCTTTGAGGAGCCCTCCGGGTTCGTTCCTTTCACCATGCCAAACAGCTCTAGCCTATTTACAGTGGGCGCAGACAGCATCGATGGTTGTCGCAAGATTACTGTCACACTTACGCCAAAACTTGCTACCGACCGTATCTATGTTGGTAAGCAGTACAAGGAGGAGCCTATCACTAACGGGCTTATCGAGATCACTGTGGCGCTCGACATGGACTATACGCCTACAGCTAAGTCTGACATATTCGATCTATTCATTCAGCCAACCTATCCGTACTTCGCTAACCTTGGTGCTACGGTTATCTCGGCCGTTGGCGGAGAGATCGGAGCGTCTAGTCATAACGATACATTCACGCTAAAGCTGCCAGAGTTGAACATTCAGACTGGTGGCGAAGCGCCACTGGAAGGCTTGGACATCGTGAAGAACACGATTAACCTGAAGGCCACTATTTCGGCCGCAGGAGTCAGTCCTTCATTCAATCTCATTACGGCGGATACCACATACTAAGCCAATAATCCAATACCCGGAAGGATACAAAACGACATGCCCGAGTCAACATTTAAGTTCAATGGTGAGGATCTTACCTTCTCGCCAGAGCAGGATATTGGAATCTCTGAGCTGCGCCACATTAAAGCTTGGTTTCCCGACCTAGGGGACTATCAGACCTTTACCATGCAAGCGTCCCTAGGGGATCCTGACGCTGTGGCATGTATCATTTGGATAGCTCAGCGGAAAGCTGGAAATAAGAAAGTGCGAGAGCCGATCAACTTTCCCGATTTTTCAATCGGCGAAGTTGTCGGCTCTTTTGCGTCCGATGGGGTGCGTACTGTTGCCAAAGTACCTCCTCTCCGTTTGATGCTTAATGGCGAGGAGTATACTTTCGACATCGAGAAGGAACTTACGCATAAGGTACTAAAGCAGATTAAGAAATGGTACCCGCCGTTGGGTTCGCTAGTGCGCTTTACGGTAGGTATGTTTCGTGGAGATCCTGACGCTTTGGCTTGTATTGCCTGGATCTGCTGGGGTGGCCCTACTGATAAGACCGTTCAGACTCCTAATCAGATTGACCTTGCTGCGGGCGGTCTAATAGACTCGTATGACTTTGATGAGCCGGAGCCCCCAGAGGAGCCGGATATCCCTGAAACACGGTTATCTACTATAGGAGATGCTGTGGCTAAAGAGGACCCTCCGCAGCCCTCCGATGGAAAAAGCTCGTCGGAGGGGATCCAGACGACATCTGGGGATGGCAGCCCTACATCTCACTCGTTCTCGGCATCGGGCCGGAAGAAGCCGAGCGCCGACCGTTCCTAGAGTATATCTCCTGGATCTATTTTATAGAGGATGTGTACTTTGATTCAATCTTTCCTGCGCTGTGCGGGGGTAAGGTGCGGTAGTGAGTACTAAAAGCATGATGCGTGTGGATTCTCGGGAGGCCGAGGATTATCAGAAGCGTATACAGCGAGATACATCTCGTGTTATTAACCGTGCCATGAGAGATATGGTTAGGGATGCTCGTGATCTTGCTCGTGCTCATGTGCCGCACAATATGGATCGTAAGGATATAGCATCTGGTTCAGATGGCCGTGGCGCATACGTTAAGGCAGAGGGTGGCCCGGCTGCTTATGACGCTGGCAAGGGTGCTGTTCCAGGAGGACCTATCGGATCTACTTTTGATCACCCTGTATTTGCTAGTAATGCTATCCCAAGAAATCAGTGGAACTGGGCTACACAGCGCACACATCCATTTATTGAACTGGCAGTAGAGGAAGTAGAACGGGATGCTGATCTCGTTATCTCGGTATCAATGCAAGCAATGTTAGATGAGGAAACCGTTTAATGGTCGCAAAAGTAGTTGTGTATTTTCTTGGCAATAATGATGACCTTAAGGCCAAGTATGCCGAGAATGACGCCCTTCTAGATGAGATGGGCAACAAGGGCTCAGAGGCCGGCTCCAAGATGGGCGAAGGCCTTTCCCTAGGTTTTACCTCTAAGGCCAAAGGTCTTGGTGGCGTCTTTACATCCATTGGCAATGAGATGTCAAATATGGGCTTGCCATTCGGTAATGCCTTAACTAAGATGGGTAGTCAGATGTCTGCCGCTGAGGGGGAGGCAGGGTCGCTTAGAATTAGCCTGGAATCTATCGGTAAAGTGTCCTGGGCTGTCGGCATCGTCGGCGCCATTGCCGTAGTGGGCGAGGGCGTTAAGATGTGGGACAGCTACGAGAAGTCTCTCGTAGCTGTAGATACTGTTGCCAGAAACACTGGCGCCAATATGGGTCAGTTCTCTAAGCAACTAACCCAGGCACAGGGCGCAGCGGCCAAGATGGGCTTTGATAACACAGACGTTGCATCGTCTATGGCTAACCTTACTATGGCCACTGGTAGCACTAAGAAGGCGTTCGCTGATATGGGCCTGGTCGAAGACTTGGCTAGGTATAAGAACGTGTCACTGGCTTCGGCTGCTGACGCTTTGGACCACGTCTATGGCGGTTCTACTCGTACTCTCATGACCTGGGGTATTAACATCGACGTATCGTCAGGCCGTTTGCATTCATTGCAGACAGAGATGCAGGCAGTGCAAAAGGCAAACTTGGCTGTAGCTAATGTGCAGGAGCGATTTAACTCTGGTCTTATATCTGGTGCTCAGTACTCGACGGCCTTGAGCGCTGCTCAGCTTGCCTTAAAGGACGCTAATACTAACTACGCTGTTTCCGCCCAGTCTATTAATAAGATCCTTTCTGTTCTTAGGGATAGAACTAATGGCGCCGCCGAGGCATTCTCTAAAACGTTCGCTGGCCAGATTCAGGCTGCTCGGGCAGAGCTGCATAACTTTGGTGTGGTCATTGGCCATGACGTAGTAGATAACATTGAGAAGATAGAAGTAGTTATCTCCAAAGTTATTGCTTGGTTCGAGAAGTTTAAGATAGCTGCCGTGTTGTTAGGTGCTGTCATTGGTGGTCCGATAATTGTTGGTATGCTGTTTACTCTTATTGAGACTCTTGGCCGGATTGGTACCTATCTCTTAACGGCGGGCGGTCACATCAATACATTTGGATTGAAAGCTGAGGCCGCTGGTGCTCAAGTAAATCCGCTGAAGGCTTCTATTGACACGCTAAATGGTAATATGACTACCATGAATACTCAACTTTTGGAAGCTAAAACTAATCTTGCAGCAGTAGGTAAGGCAGCACAAGGGGCTGTTGGTCCTGTCACTGATCTACAGCTTTCCGCTGAGGAGCTGAGCAACCAAGTTCAAGCAGCTACGCTCAGTACCGATGGCTTGACTGAGGCGATATCGACCGGCGTTCCTGCAGCTTCTGCCGTTGCTGTGCCCGCCTTGGATTCTATTGGTACTGCTATCGACGGACTGATGGGTCCAATCGGACTTGTAATGATGGGACTCTCCGCATTATTGCTGGTATTTGATGAGGTGGATAAGGCTGGGCAGGCTTCGGCAGCAGCTGAGACACCAGTAGCCGGTTTGAATGATAAGTTTCAAGCAACTCTTGGCGGCGGCAGCTACAACGCTATGGGCAAGTTTGTGCCCACCTCTAGAGCTAATCTTATGAAAGGTCTAAATGCTGACATAGCCCAAACACTGGCATACAGGAACCAGCAGCAGGGTGCTGTTGCAGGGAGTACATTTTATGATAAAAGAGCAGGGTTCGCCGGAACAGAAACTCTTACATCGGCAGAGTATAACAAGCTTCCGAAAGATAAAAGAGCAGGCTATGACGCACAACACCGGGCAGCATCTCCGGCTTCTGCTCAATGGAACGAAGCGAATGCTGAGTATATAGGAGAGAAGCACGCAGCAAGCCTATCTAAGACTGATCCTAAGGAGTTTGCCCATGATATAGCGTCAGCGATAAACTATCAGCAGACTACGTCAGCTGGGGCCGCCGCAGCCGCACAGGCAAAGATACTATCTGAGGAGTTTTTGGCAGACTCTAAGAATAAGGACACTTCTGGTAAGCCTAGTTCTAGTTCTAGTAGTCCTAATGCCGGTACTACCATTAGCACTACGCGGGCGACTGGTAATGCTATGCTGCAACAAATGCAGGCGGCTTTACAGTCGGGTACTGTTCAGTCCTTGGAGCCGTATATGCAGCACGGCGGCACAACTGGCGGCGCCTCACTCGGTACTGGTGAGGCTGCAGCTACAGCAGCTTTGGGTACTGGTAACGCTGGGTTCAATAAAATGGCTATCGAGATTCAGCACCTCTATTCTGTGCATCTTACCTCTTTGGCTAATCAGATCGTAGCTACGTATAACGCCGAGCTGAAGTATTACGGTCAGCTAGAGGCCAACATGACACAGACTGGTATCAATGCCGAGGTGCAGAATCAGGCTACACAGTACGCTGACCAAACGGCTATCATTTCTCAGAAGTCCACGATGCTCGTGCAGAATATAACGGACTCTGTAGCCGTAGCTACTGCGAAGGCTACGCAAACGTCTGACACTATAACGGCACAAGCTACTCTCGCCGCTGACACTCTTGGTGAGCGTGGGCTCTATGGCCTTAATCTTGTCGCTCAGGAAATGAAGGTAAGCCTGGACAAGATGACGTTGGGATATACGGCAGCTGCAGACAAGCAGTCCGTGGTCATTGCTAGAACGCAGAAGGCTGGTGACACTGCTGTAAACGCTGCCAAGCTGCACCAGGATAAGCTTCAGAAATCATCGGATCTTTCCGTTGGCGTTATGCAAAAGATAGAGGATATGGCTCAGGTAGGGTCTACCTCTCTTGGTCAGTTGAAAGCGCAGACTGGATTGACTGGTGCGCAGGCGAACCAAGCTCTCTTGCTAGACAAGGCTGATCGTGCATACCAGCAGGCGCAGGATAACGCTAACAAGAACAATGAGCTGGCGCAGCGGCGTTTGGCTGCTATACAAAATGCGGCTAAGGTAGCCGAGGCTAAGCAGAATGCGCTTATCTCTATCGAGCAGGCAAAGGCCAATACCGAGTTCGCTGGTTCGGGTGTTCACATAGAAATAACTGGTGTCAATCCTACTGACGCAAACGCTGTAGCCTCTGCTACTAGCTGGGCAATGAGGACGAAGGTTCCGAAATAATGAGTACACCCACCTTCCTAGATCCTACACAAGATGCAGGGACTATAGGTCTTCTTGATGAGTTGCTGCCTTATTGCATTCTCTATACCGACTTTCGATTTGGTATGGGCATCAATGGTGTCAACTGGAAAGAGATAGACGGCTTAGACATTTCTGGGATGCGCACTGGCGATTCTGGTCGGCCTCGTGATCAAGGAGAGTTTGCCGGGTATGACTTTCTCGGTGGGAGAGACATCACGTTCAAGGGTGATGTGTCCCCGGGTGGCCCTCCTAGCGTGTGGACTACGGTACAGAACTTGAACACTCTCTCGTCGGCTTTTCTGCCGCAATCAAATGTAGAGAGTGCGATGTACTTTTACTTGCCGAATCTAATGGCATCTTATATGAACAACATAGTTCATGGGGCCACTGGTCCGTCGTCGCTGAGGGATCCTCCCATCATAACATCTATGGTACGACCACGTAATCGCTCATGGAAGATTGATCCTACATTCTCTAATGGCCAGTTGGCTCAGGACATACAGCTACTGGTGCATGCTACTGACCCGAGGCTATACGGATATCCTACTAATCTGAAGACGTTCGTAAGTGACATAGTTTATTGTCCGAACAACGGCAACTTTGATTGCCGTCCTATTGTGGTGCTGCAATGTCCAGCCACTTCAGCGGGTGTCTTTACCCCTTCCCTAAACATCAATGGCAACACTCTCACATGGGGCGGTAGTGGGTATGATCTCCCTCCTTTTACGTGGTTAACAATTGATCTCTATAACAAGACTACGGTGATAACTAGACCGACCAACTGGGTGCCGCAAAACTCAGCACAGGATGGCTATAACGTAAATGACTTTATAGATGGTGTATTGGAGTGCGACAATACAGGTCCATACACCGCCGGCTTTGGTGGCTTCGATGCTGCTAGCCCGGAATCTCCTGGACAAGTAACTGTGCAGACCGGTAACGGCAGTCTAGCCGTATTGAGCTACACAGGCTTTGGGGTTGGGGATGCTACACTCACTGGTGTTAACATTGTCTCTGGAGCAATTGATGCCTCTACTCCTGGGGGAAATCTTGTTAGCGAAGGATCTATCATGCAGGGTCCGTTTACTACCTCGCCATTCTCTGCCGGGCTTCAGCCTGGTAGTGAATGGGGTGTGTTCATTCCTACTGCCTCAGGAGAGACAACGTACGGCAATACCATTTGGTCCGAAAACTGCTATGGGTACGTTTACTATGCGGATAGTTGGATCCTGTAATGTCGATGGCGGATGCTACTCCTCAACTAGAGTATCTTTTCTATAATACCGCTACCGGCGAGTACATAGAGAGCCTGCCTATTACGGGGGTTACTTTCTCTGGTGGCCCCGTGAATCAGGCCGGCTCGTGGTCGGGTAACTTTGACCTATCAGATGTTGGATTGCAGAGTAAGAACTGGGGACAATCTACCAAACCGAACTGGGCCACGCTCGTAGTAGACCTTAATGGTCAGATTGTCTTTGCTGGTCCTGTTACCGGGCGTAAGCCAGCATTCAATGAGCAAGGATTTACATTTGCTTTAGATGCGATGGAGGGGTACTCGTGGTTATCTCACTGGGTACAGGCAACGGACTATAGCTCGCCCCCGTACTCTGGCATTACCGGTATTGCCGGTTCTGGCATGCCTATATGGAATAAGCCGTTCCTGCAGCTTGGGGCTGGGGCTACGAACATGGGACCTCCCTATGGCAGCCAGCCGTATATCTGGGACCCAATGCTAATGGCTGCGCAGATAGTGGCGGATAAATATTCGTCCAGTAGTAACTACGGTATCTGGGGCGGCGATATGGCTATCTGTTGTAACGGCATTGAGGTCTGGAATGGATCCGATGGCGGGGACTCCGGCTACGAGTATTTGCTGCAGGACGAGATGGCATTCAACTTGACCGGTGAGCCAACTACTGGTCTTAGGACTCCGCTCAATAGCTACGTTTCGATTAACTTTCCTTATACGTCACTACAGACCCTATCTAACATCCTGTCACAGTACACAGCACTTGGTTTCGGTGTTGGCTTCGATGCTGCTGTGGATTTTGCGTATAGCGCCGGCAAGTACTCGAAGATCAACGCTACGCTCAACTTCAGCTATCCACGCCGGGGTGGTGTGCTTAACTACAACCAAGCTTATGGGCCGGCGAGCACGCTTTATATAGACTGTGGTAAGGCGCACGATTGGACATTCCCAGAGGATGGTACTGCGCAAGCTAACGTGGACTTCGAGACTGGCGGTAACCAGGACATCGTGGCGCTTGAGAACATCTATACCGAGCACGGCGAGCCGTATGGAGGCTATATCAATACCGAGAAGGTCACCAATGTGGCTAATATGAACTCGCCTAATCCTACGCTCCTACTTCAGCGTATGGCGTCCTCTGACTTGAATCTGTATTCGTGGCCGCCGGTAGCCCCAGTGATTACGGTAGATATGTTTGACCCGGAGTGTGGGCTAGGGCAGTTTATTGTTGGGCAGGACGCTCTAGTTATCCTACCCAGTAGGGACCAGGATGGGAATGTGTTTGATCCTAGGTTTCCAGGTGGCCTATGGAATGAGTGGAGGATCGTTTCATACTCAGCCACAGTGGCAGATGCAGGTGACTGCCTAATCTCATTCACTCTTGACACTCCTCCACAACAGGGTGAGAACCGTCAATCCCCTACCCTTATAGTATAGAAAGTATACGATGCCCAAAACTACCCCTAATCCTAATGACAAGATGTGGGACAGCATTGGAGAGATCTCTAAGACACGTAGGGATCTATCACAGCGTCAGTGCTGGATACTGCAGGACTGGACTCGTCCTTCACCTTCACCTATTATTATTCCAGCTTACGCTACTAATGTTGGAGGCAATACTGTCACCAAGATCGACCTCAGTACTTTCACTACCGTCGGCTCGGCCCTAGCTGTCGGCTTAGGACCCTATGGAATCGCTATCGACTCCACTAACACCTATGCTTACGTTGCAAACTATCTTGACAATACTGTCACCAAGATCGATCTCAGCACTTTCACTACAGTTGGTTCAGCGCTAGCGGTGGGAGACGAGCCCTCTTCAATCGCTATCGACTCCACTAATACTTATGCCTACATCGTTAACTATGGTGACAGTACTGTCACCAAGATCGACCTCAGTACTTTCACTACCGTCGGCTCGGCCCTAGCTGTCGACACCGACCCCTATGGAATCACTATCGACTCCACTAACACCTATGCTTACGTTACTAACAATGGTGATGGCGGTGTCACCAAAATTAACCTCAGCACTTTCACTACAGTAGGTTCGGCCCTCGCAGTTGGCCCATACCCTTGGGGCATCGCTATCGACTCCACTAACACCTATGCTTACGTTACTAACAATGGTGCTGGCAGTGTCACCAAAATTAACCTCAGCACTTTCACTACAGTAGGTTCGGACCTCGCAGTTGGCTCAGGCCCCTATGGAATCACTATCGACTCTACTAACACCTATGCTTACGTTGCAAACTATGATGACAGTACCGTCACCAAAATCAATCTCTCAACGTTCGCTACAGTTGGCTCAGCGCTGGCGGTGGGCACCAACCCCTGTTCAATCGCTATCGACTCCACTAACACCTATGCTTACGTTACTAACAATGGTGCTGGCACTGTAACCAAAATCAATCTCTCGACGTTCACTACAGTAGGTTCGGACCTCGCAGTTGGCGCTGGCCCCTATGGAATCGCCTGCTACCATGTCTAGTGTAGGCGGTACGGGTGCTACGGGCGCAACAGGCGCAACAGGCGCAACAGGCGCATGGGCCATGCCGGGCGGTCCTGGTGGTACTGGCGGCCTTGGCGGTACTGGTGCGGATGGTACAGATGGCGGCGCAACTGGTGCCTCTGGCGCTACGGGTGCCTCTGGCGCTATAGGGGTAGGTGGATCTAGTTCACAAGACAATACCGTCATGATTGTAGGACAGTTACCGGACAACCTCCCAACCGAGAACCCTCCATACTCAACTGGCGCCTCGGGTGTTGAATCTCCGCATTTTCAGAGTCTAGGTCGGCCGTACTTCGGCATCCAAATCTTTAACGATGATGGGGACATAGTCTTTGAGGCTAATCAAAATGGCCTCGTCATACCTGCCGCTGTGGATGGTGGCGCCACTGGTGCTACTGGTGCCTCAGGCTCGCCTGGCGGTGCTACTGGCGCAACTGGCCCTTTAGGTGCGAGCGGTGCGGTTGGCGCTTCGGGCGCTATTGGTGCAACCGGTGCGGCTGGTACCTCGGGCGCAA